TGTCAAACTGGTTGTCAGAGGCGTACCTGTTTTGGCTGTCAAACAGGGTGTAAGGCTCGCTGACGCGCAAACGTCCAAACGCATCTGTGTTTGTACCGCCAATTGAGATTGGAACGGGCAGTCCGGTGGTGTCCATAAATCCTCCGCCATCTCCATACCACGCGTATGCTGAGTCTTTGTCCTCGGTGACTGCTGGAGAATATGTGTTGTTGAGTTGAAAGATAACCTGTTCGAGCGAGCGAACCAGCTGGTTGAACTGCGCAGGATCGTAGCTACCAGTGCTTGCGTTGGGCAGTCGGACGTTGTTGATCTTACTCATCGACCGCCGTCCGGTTGGATGTCAACACGCATGGTTCCGAATCGCCAAAAACTATCCAGGTCAGAGCTCTCAATACGCAATTGAATCTGTCGCCCGCGAGCGCGCGTGCTTACAAATTGCGTAGTAGGAGTGATAACGTAGGGGTCTAGCGAGCTCGGAGTTGCCGAAGCCTGGGGATACGCTCTTAGCCGCAAGTGCACTGTAAGGTTCCCCGACTGTTGCTTAAAGTCGGGTATGAACTTCTGCATAAGCAGCATCTGATCCCCGTCGCCAATGTCAAAATACCCCGAATACACGTATGCATCAATCGGGTCACCATCAGCGTTAACTCCGGTTTCTTGACTGTAAGGGATGCTTCGCCCCGCCGTCAGTCCGTAAATTGTACTGATCGTCGCTGCCTCAGACAGCGGATCGTATTTAATCCCTATGGGGCTGCCAAAGCTGCCGGTATCCGCCCATGCCGTACGCGCCATCGTACCAACTGACCAGACGTTTTCAAGGTAGTTGTAGGTCACATAGCGGTTGACGTAGTCGCTGCTTAATGTGGCATAAAACCAGGTAATCTCATTAAACTGGGTGTTGATTGCCGCGCACACAGAAGGACCTTGAGCAAAGTTCAGGTCTTCAAATACATAGTCTTGCACGGTGCACGGTATCTTTTTTACCGAGCCGTCAAACACAAAAAAGGCGTCCTTGCTCATCCAATATGCCACACCATTGACGTCAACCGCTGAGTGCGGCCCAATGGCTCCACAGTTGGCTCCCAACTGCTGAAAACCGAAGGTGTACGGTGGCCCCAGGTATTGCTGGCTGTGCAGCGACTTGTCTGTCCATATCAGAATCTGACCACGAGAGCGAACGGCCGTAACAATCTCATTGCCGTCCGTGAGCCGTTGTCCGCCGGCCGTGTTGGTGGCGCTGGCTACAAACTGATTGATGTTTTCCTGACTGGAAAAGCGCACATACATGGGGTCCTGGGTCGCCGGATTGCCAAGCGTGGACTCTGTACCAAAACACACCAGATGTCTATCAGGGGTGGATACAAGCGCGAACCTACTCTTGGTCGGTGCGCCCGAAATCGCTGTCGCCCTTACTGTAAGCCCAGAACTAGGACTCCACTCATAAATTCCCCCATTGACCTGCTGCAAAATTAGATTCTGGCCGTAGGTGTCGAACTGCCATAGTTGAGCAAGCAATTTTACTGATGCAGAAGGTGGCCGTGGGGTTCCCCACGTGCTTAACCCCCAGGTGCCCGTACCCCAACCAAAGTCAGCAAAACTCTTGTCGGAACCAACTTGAATTTGATAGGTCGCTGTTGCCGTTCCAGCCGCTACTGCGGTAGAAATTGCTTGGGTTGGGGAAATGATTGTGTAGGCGTCAACACTGAGTACTTTTTGAATTTCAAACTCATTGGTAAGACTGGCATTTGGAATGCCGCCAGGATCGCCTGTAACGCTGCTAAACGTAACAAAATCCCCCTCAACTGCGCCATGCGCTACGTCATTTACGGTCACAGTCGTGAGACCACTTACCGTGTCAAATGTTGCGGCTCCACTTGCCCGAATAGGTGTGATATCGGCCCATTGACCACCATAAAAAACATAGACCTTACGTGTTGTTCCAACTGCAGCGTAAGGCAGCCCTCCAAGGCTGTTCCAAGTAAAAACTCCGGAGGCCATACCGACAAGATTGACTGGGCTAGACTCAAACGGAGTCCATCCGCCTACCTTCTCAGGCAGGCCGTATCGAAAGCGCACATAGTCGCTGTCCACCCAGCCGCCTTCCGCGCCGTATTCGGTGTTTTGCTTGTCGACACCCGGTTTAAGAAACAGTCGCAACAGTGGCATATCAACCCTTTGCAGCGCGCATGTTGTCGATAAGGTTGGGGTATGGACGGCCGGCTTTCTTGGCCGCACTCTTGGCGGCGGCCTTTTTTGCAGGGGTCAATGCCTTGGGCTTGCCCAAACTTTTGGGTCGTTTTTTGTCCCAAATAGGTGTGTTTTTCATGGGTTCTCCTGTGCCAAAAACAGCGCTCGTTCGCCCCTTCGGCGACGATCCAGCCCTGGCAGTACTTTACCTCCAGCCTTGTTCCACAGCAAGAGCGATTCAGCAGCTTCCTGCCATTCCTGCCGCTGGATTTTCATCCGGACCGTGGACCGCTGGAAATTTCCCAGCCCTACATTGAAGCTGAAAGAGACGCAAGCGTCGAATTTGTTTTGACGACCAGCAAGATTAGGAGCAAGTCGCAGTACACCGAGCTCAAAGCTCGCAAGGTCTTTTGCCAGAATTGCATCCACTTCCTCCATTGTCAGCGTTCTGTCCCAGCCGGCGGGGATCGGCAAATTTTTCCGCTCCTGCATCGGCACTTTAATGTGGCTTTGGTCAATCACATGCCCCACCCCTACCGTCCACAGCAATGCCGGGCACCGGTAGGGCCTGACCCGCACGCCCTCGTCGTGCTTGATCATCTGAATGGCACGGTCAGAGGTCTTCATTTCCCAAACGCCCGCCCGCCAAAATGGAAGGCAATGATGCTGGCAAATAACGCCTGGGTCTCGTTGTCCCACAACTGCTCCGCCAGGGTGGTGAAGTCAATATTGGTCCGAATGCCATGCCATACCAGGGCGCAGTCAATGCCCACCAACAGAAAAAAGAAACCATAAGTAATAACCGGGCGCACGCTTGCCCGCAGGTTCTTCATCCACTGACTGGTGCCCTCGTTGAGGGACATATCATGGGCATAGATGGCCTGCATTTCGGCTTGCTGGGCTTGGACCAGCGTCTGTTGGACCTGCATTTCGGCATTGGCCTGCACCTGGTCCAGCCGGATTTCCTCTACTCGGGCCTGGGCCGCGTAGCCCTTTTCAAGCATCTGTAGCTCGCGTTCGGTCTGCAACCGCGCCAGGTCAAGCTCATGGCGCTTGTCGGATTTGTCCTGGAAAAAGTCCAACAACTTGGGCAGACCGCCCATGAGGAAGGAGATGAGTGTGGATAGTAGTGTTAGCATTAGTAACTCTTTTTGGTTAACATTGATGAGGCGATAAGCAGCATGGACTGGGCATCCTCTACGCTCTCAGGTCGATCTTTGTACCCGACGGTAATTTGACCGATGAAACGTGTTGCGTCCGGTGGTATAGAGATTCGACAGCCGTAGGTGACACCAACCTCGACGTACCACAGGCCAATTTCGCTTTGTGGCTTGTGGTAATCACCGCATGGCGTCTCTCCTGCCATGAGTTTGACAACGTCTGCGTTATTGTTGGGATTTTGGGTAAAGAGGCCGACATCGATGCCCTCCATGCGCTTGTCGCGCCCTTCCTTCGTATACGCCCGATACAAGACCCGGGTGCCAAATAACGGGTTGACCTTGAAGATGGCCACAGTCTGTGCGCCACCGTACTTGAAGAGGATTGCCGCTGCGTCGTCCGCCCGGGCCTCGTTGATGCTGGGTAGCTTCTGGCTTTCCTTGTAGGCCCCAACCAGCAGCTCTTGGTTGCTGTAAACAAACCAAGCGCAGAACCCAAACACGAACATGAGGAGCAAGGCAATTAGCTTGAAAGGGCTATCCACATACGACAGTATGCGGTCTAGTACCCCCAACGCCTTGTCCTCACTCATTTCCACAGCCCTTTCGATATACCCCACTGGACCAGCCAGTACATTGCTAAACCAAACACTGCTACGACTGCCACTGAAAGCTGGATGTCTTGCATCATCTCTTTGCGCTCCCTAACCTTGGATGCATCAATTATCTTTTGCTTGACCGCCTCGGCCTCCTCCTTAGCAATTTGTCTCCGCATCTCCTCTCTGGTCTTGACCATGTCGTGCCAAATTGCACCTTGCCCAGACCAGACGAGCACTTCATACAGCTCGTATTCTTGCTTCTCAAGCTCCCGTCGCTTCATAACAACGTCCATCGCCTCGGCAGTGAGCTCCGCATCCGTTTTCTTGGGCTTGACACCATTGGCCTTGTCCCACAACGCCTCGCGCTTTTCCCTCTCCTTGACTACCTCGGCCTTCTCAAGTACTGCCTTTTTGTCGAAGTAGTCCGCAATTGTCTTGGTTATCTCATTGGCATCTTTGCCTAGCTTGATAACCTCTTTGATCGTTGCAACGGCGGCTTTTGCGCCTGCAAACGCAACGCCAATTGTGATTGGGTCCATATCATGCCATTACCCCATCGTAAACCCGCCGGCGGCAGGCACCGTAGTGGTGTGAATAGCCACATTCTGCAGCGGTTCTGACAAATCCTGGCCGCAGTCATTGCACTTTAAAACTGCCAGTTCTTGCTCATCAACATCCCTGTTGCATGCCGGGCAAAAAATCTCCACCGTATGGCGCGGAACCGTTGACCCATCAATTTCAACCGCTTCGTATGTCTTAATCATTTTTCAAGCCCCTTTACATCAACAGCAAGAACCTGCCGCCGCCACCACTCGCAAAGCCAATCCATCCCGTGTTATTGCCCCCGTCGACGTTACCAGCCCCGGTTGCATCCCACGTTGCCCCACCGGTAGCATATGAATCTGTAATGCTGAGGTATGTTGGCGAGATTGTTCCAGAGGAATCTGACAAAGTGAACTGTGCGCCAGGAGTGCTACTGTTAATCGCAACCAAATTCCCAAAAGTGCCCGACAGCCCAAAATTAGACACGGTCTGCGTTGTTCCAGCAGTAAAAGTTACCGTGGCAGGCTGCGTGGTATTGGTGATGTTGTTGAAGGTGTTGGAGCCGCTGATGGTCAACGCCCCAGTACCGCCTTGATTAAGGTTGTAATAGGTTAAGCCGCCACCAGCAAAAGTTTTTGCCGATGCGCTTGTCATAGATACGGTGGATGTACTTGGATTAAGAGCTAGGCCCGTCGTGGTGGCCGTGCTCCACACAGACGCGCCAGAGCCAGAAAGTGTCCAAGTACCACTGCCCATGTTTAAGGTACGAGTATTGCTGTTGCTTGAAACAAAAGAATCTGTCGTAACATTAAAATTTGCAGCGGTAAATGTGCCTGAAGTAAGGGACAAACTACCGGCGGAAGAAAGAGCATCAGCAAGCGTTACGGTAGTGCCAGAGCCAGAAATCTGGATGTCGCTGAGCGTTTTACCATTACTTGTGATTGTCCCAGAAGCCTGAAAAGATGGGTTAACGGCTGTGTAAGTTCCGCCAGGGTCCAAAGTCAGATCACCCGCCATGCGCAATAGGGTTGTGACCGAGACGGTGCAGGTAGAGCCGGTAAATATGAGGTTTTTAAACCATGAGTTGTTAATTGTTAACGTGGACGTCCCCGCATTAACTGTTAGGTTTGGTGCGTTTGATGTTGAGCCGCCGAGGCCGCCAAATGACACCGTTGCGGTTGCCGCCTGATTGCGGGTAAAAGCACCCACTCCTGTCCAAGTAAAGTTAGTAGCATCCGACATACCTAACACAGTCGTTGAAGCAGTTGTGCTGGTAAGTGCAATGTTGCCAGTGCCAAAAGCAATTGCTCGGGTGCTTGATCCGGAGGAGGAAAAGTTGCCCGTGCTTAAATTAAACCCGGCAAGATTAAGCGTACCGTTAGTCAGTGTGGCAGTGCTAGTTGTCCCAAGCGTCATGGCATCAGCAAGAGTATATGTGGCGCCAGAACCGGTGAAAGCAGCGGAACTAAGGGTTTTACCATTACTTGTGATTGTCCCAGAAGCCTGAAAAATTGTGCCGACCGTGGTGTAAGTTCCGCCAGGGTCTAAAGTCAAATTACCGGCTATGTTAACTGAACCGCTTGCCATCGAGACGGTGCAGGGAGAGCCTGTAAAGTCAAGGTTTTTAAACCATGAACTGCTGGTAATTGTTAGCGTGGACGTCCCCGCATTAACTGTTAGGTTTGGTGCGTTTGATGTACTGCCGCCGGCAGTTGAACCAAACTGAACAGTGGCTGTAGCCGCCTGATTGCGGATAAAACCACCTGTACCTGTAAAGGTAAATCCGCTGGCTGTTGACATACCTAACACAGCCGTTGCACTGGTGGTGCTTGTTAATACAATATTTTGAGACCCGAAAGAAATTGCCCGTGTACTGGCGCCAGAGGAGCTAAAGCTACCAGTGCTTAACGTAAACCCATTAAGATCAAGAGTACCGGTATTTAATGTAAAAGTACGATTTGCAGCAATAGTGCAAGCATCAGCAAGAGTTATAGTGTCACTTGTTGAATTGCTGACTACGACGCTGTTAAGCGTTTTGCCTGAGCTTGTGATTGTGGCGCTTGCAAGGAATGTAACAGGAAGCGCCGTATAAGTACCACCAGAAGCCAGGGTCAAATTACCGGACAGATTAACACCGCTGGTCGAGCTTACTGTAACAGTGCTTGTGGAGCCTGTAAAGACAAGGTTTTTAAAATATGAACCGCTGGTAATTGTTAGCGTGGACGCCCCCGCATTGACTGTTAGGTTTGGTGCGTTTGATGCACTGCCGCCGGCACTTGAACCAAATGTCGCCGTTGCAGATGCCGCCATGTTTCTGGTAAAACCGCCTGTACCTGTAAAGGTAAATCCGTTGGCTGTTGCCATGCTCAACATAGTTGATCCAGCGGTTGTAGTGGTGAGTGCAATGTTTCCTGAGCCAAAATCAATTACACGAGCATTTGAGTTGCTAGAACTAAAAGTGTTAGTGCTTAAAGTAAATCCCGCGAGGGCAAGAGTACCGGCACTCAGTGTGGTGGCCTGCGAGACCGTCATTGCACCCGCAAGCGTCACCGTGCCATTTGGGCTAAGAATAGTAATGATATGAGGAAACGTAATTCCAGCAGGAGTAATTGATTGCGCAGTGCCACCAGAAAAAGTAATTGCTCCGGTTCCGGTTAGTGTGACGCCAGTGCCATTAATCCAATTGCCAATAACATCGAATGATAATGTGCTTGTAGCCAATGTCATTGCGCTGGTGCGCCCAGACATGTCAAGAGTTCCAATTAGATAATCGTCGTTGAGTGTGATCGTGCCTGTAACACTGCCCGCCGTGTTGTCAAACACCGCAGTATCTTGCGCTAAAGGAAAATTGTTTACAGCCGGAGAGCCACCAGAGGAAGTGGCCCAACCTGTTGCAGACCAGCTTTGTGCGCCAGAAAGGTTCCAGTAAACTGTTTTGGCAGCAGGAAAGGTAATGCCGCTGTTATTCCCACCGTTACCAAGACGAGTTCCCGTAGCTGGAGCAGCAGCGCCTGCAATTGTTATATTTTGGAAGTCTGTGTCAATTAACGACACCGCTGCACAAGTTAAAGTGCGGACAACAAGACCCCCACTAGACCTAAGACATATGCGAGAGACAGCACTTGTCCCTGTTGATGTCGTTAATGTTCCCGCAACTGTTTGATCTCCAGAAAAAACAACATCCATAAATGCTGCGGTTGATGCCCCAGTAAACGAAAGATTGTTAAACGAGTTATTACCAGTGATGGATATGCTACCGGTCGTACCTGTTGGCCAACTGACATTGTAGTAAGTAAAACCCGCACTGAGGAAGTCGCCAACACCAGTAATAACAATTGTTGAGGTGTTTGCGTTCAACGTCAGGTTAGTACCTGTGGATGTAGACCAAAGAGTACCGCCGCCTGTTGATGTCATAGTCCAAGTGCCAGACCCCATCGTAAGGGTTCTAAGGTTGGAATTGCTAGAAGTAAAAGTACTAGCAGTGACGTTAAAATTGTTGGCGTTCAGTGTTCCATAAGTCAGCGTCAGCGTGCTGCTAGAAGTAAACGCATCGCCTAGTGTAACGGTGATGCCTGAAGCATTGACAATGACTGAACCAAAGGTTTTTCCTGCGCTGGTAATCGTTCCAGTGCCAGCGATTGTCATACCGCCGGTGTAGGACATTGTCATACCCGACACAAGCGTCACGCTACCAGAAACAGTTATGTTGGCTGTTCCAGTTAGTGTCCCTGTAAAACCTGTACAAGTAATCGATTTTGCCCCTGTGTTACCAGTTGCAATCGTCACAACACCAGTTGAGTTTGCATCAAAAAACACATCGTCAGCAGAAGTAGGTACAGTCTGACCACCAGCACCACCAGAGGTCAGCGCCCATTTGGTACCAGCAGTGCCGTTCCATTGGTCTGACCCGCCCACCCAATACCTGTTTGCCATGCGTTACTCCTGCGGAGTTTCAACAACCGGATTGACCACTGCGAGCCAGTTGCTAAGTCGTTCCTGCTTCATGGCCTCCAACTGCTCCTCCGTCAAACCATGGTCATCTGGCAGGTTCAAAGCATCGCAAAACGAGCCAAACGGGGTGTCGAATTTAAAAATGATTTGCATGATTGCTCCTTATGTTTGGGTAGTTACAGCGACTACATCCCAACGGGTGTTGGTGCTGTTGTAGATGCAGCCGACATAAAGCATCTTGTTGATGATCGTGGTAGTCGGCAAGGTGGTGCCAATCGCAGTGTAAGTGGCATTCCAAGTGATAGCCCGGGCAGTACCGTTGTCCAAAATTCGTAGGATCAACTTGTTGCCGTCTACTGGGGTTCCAGTTGGTGCGGCTACAGTTAGAGCTTGATCCTGCGCGGTCAGATTGTATTGATCAAACGCGGAGATGTCAGGCGTCAGCGTAGCCGTTGCCGCAGAAGTTGAGGTGCGAGGATCGATTCGCTTGTTGGTCAGCGTAGCCGTACCGTTGATGGTCGCAAAACCGCCCGTTGCGTTGGCATTGTTGCCAAGGGCGGTAACAACCCCAGTCCCGGTGGTAGTTGACGACACCCCCGTGCCCGATCCGCCGCCAAGCAACAGCGCACTGGATGCCAAGGTTCCAGACTGAGTAACCAATCCGCCCGTTGTGTTTGACGCAGCGGCCGCAGCGGTGGCTACGCCCGTCCCAAGTCCCTGCAACATGCCAATAGCCGCAACAGAGGCAATTACAAAATCGCTTCCGTTCCATACCACACAGGCAGTGGCCCCGCTAACAATGGTCACCCCAGTAGTTGCAGCGCCTTTTATGACAACGGAGCTGTTTGACTGATTGATGACCTGATAAATTTTTGCCTGGCTGGGAGCAACAACGTTCCTGGTTGTGCCAGGCGTGCCCGTGATAATCAATGTTGACATCCGGGCCTGATTACTTGAGCCGCTCGTCGTGGAAAGGGTCACATTTGCCGCTGTGACGCTGATTGTGGAGGCGTTTGCTACTGAATCTTCAACAAGCGCGGTAATCTGGTCATTGACCACGGTTCCCCAAACGCCAGACTCAGTGCCCGTGACTGGTTGAGCAAGGCCCAAAAGAGTTGTGTAATTGATCGTCATTTCTGCCTTCCTTTACGTAACAATCTGGGTCCACACGGCTGTGTTCCCGTCATCTACGACAACCCAGTTCCCTGACTGCGAATTGTCAACATTTTGCCAGTTTGCAGACTGGTTGTCATCCACCACGGCCCAAACAAGAACTTGAGCCACGTATCCAGTTGCCTGGACCCCAGCCACAAAAACATCCGTTCCTATCCCTACTGTAACGGCGCCAACACTCCCGGCAGCTGCCATCCCTACAACTAAAACATCTGTTCCGATTCCAACAGTGGCCGTCCCTAGAAAGGTATCTGCTTGAACGCCAGTCACATTGACCAGTGAGGTAACCTCTACCAGGGCATCTCCAACAAGGGCCTCTGCCTGTAGGCCCTCTGCATAAACGTCTGCATTGGCAGCAACGTCGACGGCTTCTACATACCCGATAGCCTCAATTCCAGTGACTAAGACATCCGTGCCAGTCGCCACATCTACCTGGCCCATGCCTCCGGTTGCGAAAACCCCTACAACCGGGACATCAATCGCGGTTAGGACTTGAACGGAGCCCACACTTGTTGTGGCGGACAGCCCCGAAACAGGGACTTGGGCTGCGCCGGTAGCAATAACGCTGCCAACAGACGCGGTAGCAGTGACGCCTGATGGACTTACGTTAGCGGTGCCGGTGACTGACACACTGCCAACGGATGCAGTGGCAGAAACACCAGAGGGGCTTACATTGGCTGATCCGGTGACCGTGACACTACCAACACTGGCATTTGCCGACAGTCCTGTGACGCTGACACTAGCGTCAAGTAAAACAGTGACCGATCCAACCTGACCAGTGCCCGTGGGAAGAGAGGCAAGACTCTGCCCCCAGGGGTCTTCCCCCCAGCCTACGCCAGAGGCGCCCCATCCCTGGAATCCAACGGTTGCATCGGCCACCAGGCCTCCTTACGCAATGCGGATAATCGCACTGGTAGCGTCGGCAGTTGGGAAGATGATGGTAAACGTGCCGCTGGTGGACGTTTTTGCGCCGCCAAAGTCCAAAATACACACGGACGGATTACCTGCAGCCGAGTCGTTGTAGATCATCGCGCCGTACGCTGTGATAGTGGCGCTGGTGAACGACAGATCATCAAAATCAGTGAATGCGGTCGTGCCAGTCGACGTTGGCGTGACGTTTGTCAGCGCCCCACCGCCCGCAGCATACGTGCCCGATGCTGCCACCTCGTCGGTGGCCGTGTAGGCGGTCGTAGCAGCGGTAAAAGACGCGTTATTGTCGTACATGGCCAACTTAAACGTGTCTCCCGTGCCGGTTGTGAAGTTGTGCACCGCCTTCATCAGCTCCACTTTGAAGCTGGTGCACATGTAGTTTCCGGAAAAAGCCATTTTTAATCTCCTAACAAATGAACTAACTCAGGGTGCCCTGCTGCGCGCAGGCGGCTGGCAATTGTCGACCGGTCCTGTTCGACGGCCTCTTTCAAATAAAACGCCACAACGTGTTTGACGCTCTCCTTGAAAGCTCTTGCCTGCGCCTGGACTGCCGGATGTGACTGGTCCCCGACATAGATAATCTTGTCGGCAGCCCGATTTGCCAGCTCTTCCACCGACCATCCACGATTTTCGGTGGTTTCGACAAATACGCTTCCAACAAGTACGGGTGCAGGTGCAGTAATCATGGCCCAGGTGAATCCGATTTAAGTGGAATGCGCATCATGCCATCACGATACTCATCGCGACGACGACGACCCTGCTGCTCAAGACCAAGACCTTGTACTGCCTCTTTGTAGGTAGCCTTAAAGTACTGCATCATCTCCGGTGGACCCTTGGTATAGCTGTAGGCCTGAATCAAACAGGCATACAACAAGGCCTCTGGCGCGTTTGTGCTGATCCAGGTTGTGGTGTTGGTCGAAGATAACTGTGGGGGCCTATAAATGAAGCCCAATTCAACAGAATAATTTTGATCCGGGGTCGGTGCAATGTAGAACGTGTTCTGATCCCACACCGAATAGTACTTAGGCGTTCCCTGAGTGGCCCCATTAGACCAGTATTCCTTCATGAACGACGTGTCCCTGAAGTCCAAGAAGATTTGATCCCCACTAACTGGCGTCAAAATCATGTAGCGATGCGTCAGTAGACCATCGGGGGCAGTCAAAAACTTATTTCCTTGTGACATTGAGCCCGTCATCTCTCGCTTGAAGACGTCAAGGTCAATCTCGCGAAGAATCTGGTTCTCCGCCATGGTGATGAATGTGTTAATGACCGGTTCAGTGAACACGTTGCTGTTCACCTCGGTGTAGTTTCGAATGTTGGTGACAAGTTCGTCGTAGGTCATGATATGTTCACCATCACTTTCCCAACAACGCCTTGCGCAATGAGAGCTTGATCCTGTACATACGGCCGCATGTCAGCAGTGTTTTGGACGCTGCCATAGCTTTGGAAGGCCGTAAAACCTGGCGCACCCACAAAGACCGATACGGGCTCGATACGGTCAGGCCGAGGCTCTTGCAGTGCAATGGCGTCCCCACGATATCGCAAGGGCTCAAGCTGGGGTTCTTTTGGCTCATAGTCATCTGGACAGACTTTGAAGCCTTTCCAGTTTTTTCGCAGGGTGTTGTACGGGTAACGCTGCCCGCAGTAGTCGCACAATCCGTACGAGAACTTGCCGGTTGCGTAAGCCATGTCATACCCCTAAGTCCGGAACAAACTGCACGCTGGCAGTGTCTCGGTCTTCTGCTGCTGCGCGCTGGAAGTCCTCGTCATAGATGGCCTTGAGAGCAGATGCTCGATCAGGGGCAAACTTGAGGGACAAATAGTACGCCAGGCCAGAGGCCAGGCACGGCAAGAACCGAAAATTCACGTCCGCCGTGTTGGTGTAGTTGCCAGCATCCTGAATTCTCCGGATGCGGTAATACACAAAGGTGTAGTTCTTGTCCGCTGCGGGGTAGAAAAACACCTTGGGGGTGTTGGTTCGCTGCACATAGAACTGCGCAGGACGTGCTTGGGAGGTCTTGTTGGGCACATTGAGGTAGTCCTCTCGGCTGATACGCTCAATGTAGATGTCCGTCGAGACCCCGGCGCTCGGATCACGGATGACGGCCTCCAACACGTTGACCACAGATGCATCCAACGAGATTTCATTGGTGCCCTGGACCAGCGGATACGTGGCCTGTTCAATCGTCCACAAGTTCAACCCGCGATTGGCCCAGTCGAGGAACAACAAATTGAGCGAACGGCGCGACGATGAGAGCTGATAGCCACTCGTCGGCCGCATTCCGCAGCGCTCAAACGCTTCCTCAACCAGGTCGTCAATCGACAGGTTAAATGTGGTCGTGCCCGAGGTTGCCATTTAGCAAGCGCCGCCTTTTTTGTAGGACTTCACCATGCCGCCACCCATTTTGCCAATGGGCTTGCCCATGGCCATGCGCTTGTGCTGATTCATGTTGCCTTTATTGGCCATGCCGCCCTTGTTCATCATCACGGGGCCAGTTTTTTTACTGTCCTCGGAGACCATATGATTTTTTGCGCCGCTCATCACAGCACCGCCGCCACGAGTGGCGCAACCCATACCTTTTCCAGCCATGATTAGGCTCCTTTCTTCATTGCACGGCCCTTAACGTCGGCCGTTTTACGTTTTACGGCACGGCCCATCTTGTCGGCCATGTCTGAGTTCTTCATCATCGAGCCATCAGGCATCTTG